TGCTCTAGCTCCATAACCAGAGTAAGTATCTACGGGTGCACTTATAACAAAGTAATTTTTCATTTAATATTCTAATTTATGGTTTAAAACTCTAGGTTTAAAATCTGTATCTGATGAAAATGTGAATTTTTTTCTAGGTTTCCAAGTTGAAAATAATTCTTCAACACCTTCAATAAATCTTTCTCCCATTTTAGCTGCTGTAAATCCTGCTTCATCTCCTGTAGCCCATTCTCTACCAGCATTTCCTCTTTCTTGTCTTTCTTCTTTAGACATATTATACAATTCAATAATTCTATCTCTTGCATCTCTAAAATCACATCTACTATCCCAGATATAAGGTGTAACTGGTGAACCAACTAATCCCATTGCTTGGGGATAAACTGGTAAAGCCCATTTTCCATGTTCTTTATAGGTACCAAATTGATTTGAAGGTATTTCTTTAGAATTAGTATACCAATTTCCTTCATTATCTACAAATCTCATTTGATCTTGCATACCTCCTGTTACATTAGCAATAAATGGAGTACCTGTAAGCATTGATTCTGTTAAAGCTAATCCCCATCCTTCAGCAGCTGAAATTAAAATAACCCCATCAGCCATATTATAAAGATAGTTCATATGTTGGTGAGGTAATTTTTGATTAGAAATTACTACAGTATCATCATCATCACCTAACAAATATTCAATTACAGCTGGTAGATCTGTACCATGATCACTAACAGGATCTGTATGTAAAACAAATAATACTTTTTCTTTTTCTTCAGGTGATAATGTATCAACAAACATTTTCCATGCTGCTAAAGAATCAGGAATTGATTTTCTTCTAATATTTCTAGAATTAAAAAATAAAATAAAATCTTTTTCAACACCTTTAGTAATATGTTTTTTAAACTCTTTAAAATCATTAGTTTCTTCCTTTAATGGAAAGAATTTATTTGTATCTAAACCATGAGGTACATACTTTAAGATTTTATCTTTAGCATTTTCCCCTAAAACAATTTCATTAATAGCTTTTGTTTGTTTAGATATACCAAATAAGGCATCACAAGAATCATAAAATTCTTCATTATATTGAGGAGCTGGGAGATCATCCCAAATATTTAAATAGACAATTGGTATTTTTGTACGGATTTCTTCTTCCATATTAAATAACCACATAAAATATCTTGGGTCTGTAATTAAGAAAATAGCATCTGGATTTTCTAATTTAATAACTTCTCTTAAAATATCTTCATTTCCATAACCATCAACAGGATATAATTTTACATATGAATCTTCAACCCCAGTTTCTTTAGCTATATCAGAAGATACATCATGAACTTGACCTTTGTCTGGATGTTTTACAGAACCTGCTATTTGACACCAATTATATCGGTGAGTAGAATTATGAATAATTTCCCTTCCTACTTGTGCAACTCCTGAATGAACTCTAATATCATCAGTTAGTAATAGAATTTTTTTTCTATCACTTTGTTTAATGTAACCTTCTTTCATTTAATTATTATTCTTTAATTTCTAAATTTGTTTGATTGTTAATTTGTTTTCTAAAATTTTCATCTGTAAGATACAAATAAATTGATCGATCAGCAAGCTTTTGGAAAGAAAACTTACGTTTTACACATTCAATTTTAAAATTTTCAAACAAATCACTTTTTACTTTTACACTCGTAAGTGTCATATCTTTTGTATTTGCCATAATGTTATTTATTTAATTATATTTGTCTATACGTATGTACGGATTCTAAAATGTTGCAGGACATAAATGAGTTTTGTAAAAAGCACACCAATTACAATTATTGTTAGGATTATCAGGGGTTGGTTGATGTTCAACCTCAGCAAATCCTTTTTGTGTAAATGCTTTTGTTATAAATTCATCTAAAGCCCTAGTTGCTTTATTCATTTTTACTTTCCCAGAAGCCGGTGTAAATTCTTGAATTCTAGGAATAATGTAATCTTCACTTTCGTATAATTTTCTTTTTACAATAAAAAATTCTATATCAATTTTATCTAAAGGAACATTAAATTGTTCAGAAAAAAACTTTTTATATAAAATTAATTGAAATTGTTTATCTTCATCCTTTTTAGCTTTAGCACTCCATCCTTTTGTAGATGTTTTTATATCAATAATAGTAAACCTATCTGAATTTTCATGATATAGTACAACATCTAAGAATCCTTGGTATAATACGTTATTATAACGTTTATTAGGTGCTATAATTATGGGTACCTCACAACCTGCTAAATAAGTACCTCTTCTTGAAAAATATCTACCTCTTTTTTTCTTTAAATATTCAATAATAGTAACTCCATCTTCAAAAAATTCTCTTAATTCTTCTGGGGTACTAAAATGACTACCACTTTTTTTATATTGTTTAGCATATTCATTTCTTAAACATTCTTCAAACATACCAACAATATCTTCCCTATCAGCAGCTGCTCCACTTGTATCATACATTACAGTTAAATAATGTTGAATAGCTTCATGTAAAGCAGTACCAAATATAGTATGAATTGTAGGTGTATATTGTTTATGACCTTCTTTATATTGCAATGACCATTTTTTAGGACATTGTCTAAACATAGAAAGTTGAGAATACGAAACGTTTTTCTGATACCCATGATTAATAGGTTCAGGTTCATAATTACGTATTAGCTTAACAATTGATGGTATTTTTCTAGCCAAAACTTATTTCTTCCATTTGTCACGTCCTACTAACATACCAATTATTCCATAATTAGCAATATCAATGAACGTGTCTTCCATTCCTTCCCCTTTAACAAAATTTTTACCATTAATTAAAAGGTTTTTTAAACGGCTTATTTTATCTGTAAGTCTAATAGCTAATCCTGTTAGTGAGAATTTTTTATCTTCTGAGTTTGTTAGGTCACCTCCTAAAGCAATATTATTTAAACCATAATCCATATGTTTACGAGCAAACATTTCATACATTTCTTTTTGTATTTGTTTAAACTCTTGAGATAAAATAGGATATTCTGATTCGAATGTTTTAATAACTTTACTTTCTTTTTTTGGTTTTTGTAACTTCTCCATTTCTTGGTCGTAATATGCTTTAATTGAGTCTCCCATTAAATTACTTTTTTATTGTTAAAATATAATTTTAAAGTATTAATTCTATCATCTGCATCTACTAGCATAATAAGAGCTTCTTCAGCATTTTTATAGAAATCTTCTGTTGAATGGTCTCCAATACCTGTTGCTTTATTACCTAATAGATCCAGTGATAACAATGCTTTTGCTTTATCTGCCTCTGCTGATGTCATAAGCATAGTATAAAGTTCTGTTGTCATGTTTTAAATAATTTAGTTATTTCCTTTTTTTCTTTTCCTATGGAAGTAAGAATATTTTTTACTTCATCCTTACCCATCATATCAATATAATGATCTGATTCGGATAATCCACATTCAAAGTAATTAGCTATTATTTCAACTAATTCTTTATTTTTAACTTTTTTAGAAGATTTAATATACTTATTCCATACTTTCTTTTTAGGAATTATATTACAATAAAAATTATAAATTCCTATTTTATCTGTAGGATGCATTCTTTGGGCTATATTAGCTACTTCAATATTATTTTGACCCATAGACATAAATCTATGAACCATATAAGAATTCCAGCTATCCCAATCTTCATCTGAAAATTGAGATGCTGGGGATTTCTTAACAGTTATTTCATCTAACCAATCCCAAAGTTTCATTAGGCAATAGTATATTCTTTATACTCTTCTCTTAAATCTGGAGGTAATGTATCCACAAGTATTTTTCCTGTTTTAGGATCATAAAATACTGGAATAGGCATTACTGCATCTTCATCTGCTCCTACTACGAATTTAGAAACTTTACGAAGTACTACCCCTTGTTGAAATACAACTCCACCATCAGGAGTTTCTACTGATGTAGTATTTTTTAAATCTACATTTAATTGCATTTGTTGTTGTTGTTGATTTGCCATTTTTAATTTAATTTAAATCCATTTATTTTTTTTAAAATATAACCACATTCCTACTATTGTTCCTACTGTTAAAGCAGCAAATACCCAAAAACCGTGGTCGTCTGATATTAAAGGTACGTCATCAAAATTCATACCCCAAAGTCCAGTGTAAAACGATAAGGGTAAAAATATTGTAGACCATATAGTTAATAAATTTAATCTACGATTCATAAGATCATTATGTCTTTTTTCAACCATAGCTTCTAGTACTTCAAATATTTCTATTAAATCTAAGTGTTCGCCTTTTAATAATTCTCTTTTTAAATTATAAAAGTCATTTGTATCATAATCTTTATTTTCAAA